CCATAACTTCGCCTGTTGCTTTTAAGAAACGCGGTACAATGTACGGCATCTCCTCAAAGCCAGACTCAGACATTAGCTTCTTAGACTCCATATCAATATAATATGAAGCAAAGGCCATATTCTTGTTATCACGCTTGCGAGTGTCACGCTCTGCCCTAGGCAGCACCGCATGAAGAATGTCTACTTCATCGTCCGGCTTTTTTTCGTGCACCTTTGAAATGTACTCACCAACATTCTCTATCCCAAACCGCTGTACGGCCTGACGAGCTGGTATGCTGTATTTTCTAAAAACAGTATCAACAACCCCGTATTGGTTCTCAGTTACATAAAACTCAGATATATGCCGTGTACTGAAACGAAGGTTGCCCTCATCCATTTCAATAAACATACAGCCCGTGCCAAACACAACTAAGTCCACATACATTTCATGGACTTCTGTTTCAAAGTTTGACTGGTTAAAGGCCCGTATCATGCGCTGGCTGGTATCTTCTAGCCACTCTTGCACATCATCATCTCTACCGACTGTGGCGTTTTTCATATCTAAATGAAACCACGGGGTAGCCCCACTGGTTAGCATACCGTGAAGGGAAGCTGATAATAGGTCTACAGCTTGAAGAGCTGTGCCATCAAATATCTGCTCCATACGCTTCTCGCCTCTACTGCGCTTGCGCACAATATCAGCCTTACGGGGCAACATAAAATCAGCTAGTTCCTGAAAATGTGTATCCCAATTATCTCTACGCCCCTTGATATGCTCAAAGCGGCTAATAAGAGACTTGGTGAGTTCACTCATAATTTACCCCAATAAGGTTGGTGTACCAGTAGGTGTCGTTGTAGCGCCGCCAAGCATACCGCCAGCAGCAATAGTAGAACCACGTCCTCTACGCGCACGGCGCTGACGAGTCGTTTCTTCTTCCGCCAAAGCTACAGAGCGTTCCATTTCTTCCGGCTCTGCCACTGGAGGTGGCGGAGGAGGCGGAGGAGGGGTAGGTGTTTTGGGCCGCATGAATCCCATAGATATCTCCTGTCAATAAAATACTGCCTGTATTATAGGTTTTTTCTACTTAAACCGCAAATGGGTTGTAATCATTCTCTGCAACCATCTGTGGAGCTTTAACCGCCATATCTCTATTTTGTAGTCCCACTGCCAAATAACGAGAGGCATCCGCCGCATGGCTCGTAAAATCATGGCGCGGGTGGTCTCTAAAAATTTGTCTCTTATCATCCCAGTCTTGCCTGTACTGTCTTAAACATTCTAACCCCACATCGCACTTGTCACGGTCAAAGTACACTTTGGGTAATATCATTCTAGCTGCATTTATCCCGTCTGCAACTTTCATTTTAGGAACTACGCGGAATCTAATCCCTAGCGTGTATGCCGTCTCCAGTCTACTTTTGCCCGAACCCAACTCACGCACTTCGATATCGTGCGGCGCAAGGTGGTCGCCGTACTTGTACTCTTTTTGCCGTAACACGTCTGCGTAGTGGTCGAGGCCCACTCCAGAGCTTTCATAATAATCAATGACATTTACTGCGCCACCTCTAAAGCTTTGCGCAAACCAAATGGCGGTACTATCATTTATACCCAAATCCCATGCAGTGTGCACAGGATAAGCTGGGTCATACGGCACTCGCGTAATTCGTCCGTTATCATCAGCATCGGATAGCAACTTAGCATAGTACGCACCTATTATGGCTGCGGTAAAGGAACACTCAAACTCTTGCTCGTACTGTTCCTCAGTCATAGAAGCGCGAGCTGCCGCCAGCTCTTCTTGCTTCACAATACCAGACTCGCTGGCTTTACATATTCTATAATACCAGTCTTCAGAGCCTTCCGCCATCTCCTTCTTCGCAGACGCTAGCATATCAAAAAAATGATTATGCCCTGCGGGTGTACCTAAAAAAGTAGCCGACCCCTGCCTGTCGGATAGGGCGGGGCGCACAACCTCCCCCCATACCCTTGGATTTTGCATACCATACTCATCAAAGAAACAATCATCTAAATAAATACCACGCAAGCTATCTGGGTTTTCTGCTGATAAGAGGGTTATTCTACCGCCGTTAGGAAAGTCAGCTCGCAGCTCAGTCTCGTTAAAGGTAACGCCAGGTATCACGCCAGAATAATATTTTACATAATCCCATGCGATACGCTTCGCTTGCGTAAAGGTGGGGGCAATCAAAGCAACCCTGGGCCTAGGTAGCGGATTAGTTAGCACACGTTTTATCATGTGATTAACAGCCCAAACAGTTTTGCCAAAGCGTCTGTGCATGACCAGCACGTTCCAGCGCTTCAAATCCTTGTGCATATCGCCCTGAATAGGACGAGGCTTATAAGGTATCTTTACTTCCATCTGAGTCCTCTATAGGCGTGTAAATAAGCATAAATGTATCGCAGTTGGGGCAGCTCAGATTACTAGCTATGTATTCACGCCCGTCCATATCCTCGTCATCGTGGTCGCCGCCATGTATCATTGTTGTTTCGCAATTAGGGCATTTCATTAGTCTGTCTCCCACAGTATCTTCACAGTACCATCGCCTATCTCAACACCAGCTCGGTTCTTCTGGTCTCCGAAACGCTCCGGCAATATCTTGCTGGCCTTCCACCGCACATGGTGCGCATAGTCTCGCAACACCCCAGTATCGTAATCCTTCCTACGGTGCAGCGCATCGTCAAATACTTTGTCCAGTTCTTCCAGAGCTTTCTCAGCGCTGTACTGCTGCGCTTGCTTCACAGCTACGTCAAACTCAGAATCGTTCTTCATGCGCTTGTAGAAAGCCGTCCTCGATATGCCAATGCCCTTGCACACATCAGCAATGCTATGCCCGTCTGCCAAGCCAGCGAGGATTAGGTCTGTTCTTTGCTTTGTGAGTTTAGTCATGTCTGTGTCTCGTTAAGTAGCTATTAACATACATATAGTGGGCCGCGCGACCTTGGGGGTGTCGGGTCTAAAGCAAGCCCCCCCTGCCATTAATTGTGGCGGCAAATCTGCAACACTGTGGCGCTTCTGCACCATGTTGCAATGCACAATGCTCTGTTGCACTGCACAATAAAGCTTGGCGTGTTGCACGTCTGGCAGTATGCTATAGCTATGCCGCGTGGGAAGAACTGTAAACTGTGCGCGTTCAAATATACTTCTCAAGGCATCCAATCCCATAAAACCAAGCAACAGCAACGCATCCGCAATCCCTTGCAGAATATAGCTTTATTGCCAGCCTGTAAACTTTTTTGCATTTTTTTTGCTTTCCCCCATTGACAAGCGGCAATCCTTTCCTGTAATGCTAAAGAATCTTAGCTTTGAGGAGGGCTTGAAATGCTTATTATAAAAAACACCGTTCGAGATATTACCGAGCTTTCTACAGCTCGCTTTGCAGTGACAAGCGATACTGCAAAGGCGCACACAAACGACCAAGCAAAAGCAATCATTGTTCAGATTTGCCGCTATTTACGTTTAGACCCAGCAGAATTTCTTATCACAGACGAAAGCACAGGCCGCGCTTATCGCTTGCGCCATGCTCACCCCTCTTCATTTACGGGGGCTTAATCATGACAAAACTTAACCAGCTATTTCAAAACCCAACCGACCAGCGCAAAGGCCCGAATTGCGGCGTTACCGCGCTAGCGGTGTCGGCTGGAATATCCTTCCAAAAGGCATGGGACACTTTCCGCGCTGTAAACCCCAAAGTTTACAACAACCGCTGGAAGGGTGGAACATATCCAAGCGACCAAGCAAAGGCACTAGAACGGCTTCAAATCGCTTTCTATAGCCTACCTGTTGAAAAGACCAACCTAAAAAACTTTGTGCGCGACTATACAGCTCGCGACACCGTTTACATGGTAACGACTGGAAGCCATGTCCAGACCGTCTTGAATGGGCACGTTATCGACCAGCAAGGGAAGCGACACGTTGCCGAATACTGGGGCCGCAAAAAGTTTGTTCAAAACGTCCGAGTAATTAAAGAACCATTTAAATACGCAAATAATGCTGGCAGTGATACCGCGCCAAAGCCAGCC